AGCCCCTCTGCCAACGCCTCCTCAGCGGCTTGGAGGACGTCTCCGCTCATGGCTCGGCCGAACTGCTCGTCGGTGACTCCCTTGGCGTCTGCCTCCGGCTTGCAGATGGCGTACAGGACATCGACGAACAGCACGACGTCGCCCATGAGCTTGCCCATGAGCGAGCCTTCGACGAACTCCATGAGATCGACGGACAGAAGAGACCGGACGCGCTTGATCGTGTCGGTGCCGATCGACACCGACCAAACGCGCCCGGCCGTATCCGTGAAGGTGGCGGACATCACGGAGCCCCCGCCGCTTCGTACCACTCGGGATCATGCTCGCTCGGCGTGGGCTTGGCCGACACGTCGTAGACCACAGCCGATTCCAGGGCCTGGCCGTCCTGGAAGCTGAACACCTCGCAGGTGCATCGCAGCCCCTCGGAGCCGGCTTCGGCCACATCGCCGTTGAGGGCGAGCAGCTCGATCGGCGTGCCGTTGAGGTACGAGTCGAGCAGGGCGGCGAACGCGGCGTCGCCGTCCTCCTGCACGATCTGGAAGTCGATCGAGGCGTCCTTGAGGGTGCCGCGACGCGTCTTCCACGTCGTGCCACGCCGGCTCGTGTCGGCCTCGCCCTTCGTCAGCGGGATGGTCACGTCCTTCGCGTTCGTGATCTCCTGCCAGTTGGGCGAACTGTAGGAGCCGGTGTTGTAGTAGAGCTTGCAATCCAATCCGATCCTGGTCATCTGCTGTCCCTCCTTGGGGGTTGGGTGGTACGGTCGAGAATCACTGAACGCTGTTGGCCCACAGTCGCGGAAGCCGGTCGATGTTTTGCATCAAGGCCGGCCCCATGAACGGGCGTTTCGGGTAGTTGGCGACACCGCCCTGTGCGGCGACGAGGGCGCGGACGCGGCGTTTTTCTGCCTGTATGCGTGCTCTGCGAGTGTTGCCGAAGGCTTCGGATCGGGCGGTTTCGATGTACCGCCTGCTCTTTTCGACCTGGGCTTCGCTGACGAACTTGATGTAGGCAGTGCCGGATGTGTCGCCGATCGGGCCGTGACCGCCGACAAACAATTTCCAGTTGGTTCCTGCGGTGATGAGCGTTTCCTTGGACTCACCGCGGAGCGACCTGGGACGTTGCGTGCCGCCGTGTTCGTGGGCCGCGGCGACATCGGAAATCAGGTGCGATGCGGGGCCGATGACCACCGTGTGGTCACCCTCGACGGCGTAGAGGATCGAGTTTCGCAGCGCTCCCTTGCGGGTGTGCGGCGGCGTGCCTGGATCGCTGGCATTCTGCCGCGTCCGGATCAATCGCCGTGCGGCCAAGCGGAGGCTGGCGCCGGCGTGGCCGAGGTTTTTGAACGTCGCGCGGCGCATGGCACGGCGAACGTCGGACGTCCGGTCCTCGATCTTCACGGTGGCGCTCATCGCCGACCCCCTTCGCCCACGGCCTTGCCAATGGTGTGCTGAAGTTCTCGCTGACCAGCGGCCAATTCTTCGAGGGTGTCGGCCTGTCGCTCCTGTGACCGCGAGAGCGTGGAGAGCGTGTCGGAAGTGGTCTTCAGGAACGTGGAGTGCGATTCCACGACCGGCTTCAGGACGGTTTCGTGCAGTGCCACCGCGGCCAGCTGGCCCCAATAGCCGACGACCGCCAGGACGAAGCACGGAAATCCGAACTCGCGTGCGATGCGGATGCCAACGTCGATCGCGTCGCTTATCTTCTGTGTCACGGGTTGTCCTCCAACCACTTCTTCGCGAGTGCCTGCACGATGGCACCGATGGCCCACCACATGAGCATGGTCATGAACGCGAACCCGGCCCGGCTGGCGTACTCGTCGCGGACGCGACCCTCCCACAGCCTCCGCATGGCGGCCCGGTTGTTGGCGGTTGCCGCAGCCCGGCCGGTGGGCGATAGCGTGACGGCGGTGGCGACGATCTCGTCGCACCGCTCGCGGCCGAGCATGGATCGCCGGATCGGATGGCGGGCCAGTTCGGCCCAGACGTAGTCGGCGTCGGCTGTCATCGCTCGCACCTCCCGTCCCGGCAGACGGCGGCGGCCACCGGCTGGCCCAACATCCGCCGGATCTCGGCGACATGGCTGCCGGCAGTCAGTCCGCCGGTCGATCCCCACAGCACCGCGACCACCTCGCCGCGGGCGTTGAATATCGGGCCGCCGGAGTCGCCCTGCCGGGCCGCGGCCCGGACCTCGACCATGTGCATGGGGTGCCGGCCCGTCGGCCCGACGAACTGGGTCACCTCGCCGCTCGCCTCCCGGTAGGTGAACGGCACCGGCCCGTAGCCGGCGAGCGTCAGCCGGTCGCCGACGGCCGGCGGCCTGGCCGCAATCGGCACCGGGGCGGCGGCGGGGGCCGCGGTCGAGAGGACCGCCAGATCCCAGGCGGAATCCCACGCGAGCACGCGTGCCGGGCCGCTCGTGCCGTCGGGCCAGCGGATCGTGACGGCGTCCCGGTTGCCGCGGCAGACGTGCCAGGCGGTGAGCACCTTCGCCCGGCCGTCGCGGGCCTCGACGAGCACGCCGCTGCCGCAGTCGCGGGACGGGCCGGACCCGCACTCGATCCGGCAGACGGCGGGCCGGGGGCCGGGGGCGGCGGCCGCCGCCGGGGCCGGGGGCGCCGGCTGGTCGGGCAGCTCGCCGGCACCATCGCACACCGGGCAGGCAAACCGCACCGGGCCGGGGCCGACGACGCGGTCGCCGTGGCAGTTGCCGCACAGGGCGGCCGCGGCGGTCGCGCAGAACAAGGCGAAAAACAGCGCGAGGAAAGGGGATTTCATGGGTTTCACCCGGCGGGCCGGCTCCAGTCATCGGGGAGAGTCACGGACGCCACGGCGAACGATCCCTGCCACGCGGACTTGGCGGTCCGCTCGGAGTCGTAGCGGACGATGTCGTAGGAGTCCGGGTAGGCCATGAGCCGCTGGTCGGGCATCCACCGCGCCCACGGCACCGCGTGCCCGTTGCGGCCCACGCTCACGACGTAGCCGTGGAGCACGAGGCACACGGCCTGCTCGTAGGACTCCGGGAAGATCACCTCCAGCGGGCGGAAGTTCTTGGCCGTCTCCTCCCACCCGTCGGGGAACCGCGAGACCGGCGTCCACGGCCCGCGGGCCTGATTGAATCCGCCCTTGCCGGCAGTGCCCGGCAGAGCGTGGCGGAACTGGTAGTCGTAGGGCTGCACCGTCTCGGGAAGCATCCCGCGGCGGCAGGCGATCTCCAGCACCGCCCGGACGTTCGCCCCGCCCCACTGCCGCGGATTCGCCTCGGCGTAGACCGAGAGCGGCGAGAGCCATACGGATCCGAACTCGCGCGACTCGGGGTAGCGGTAGTCCACCTTCGGCCCGCCGAAGTTCACGCCCCGCGCCCGGTTGCGCGCGGCCTCGACGTTGGCCCGGAGACTGTGGCAGGTGCACTCGTGGGTGCCGCGTCGGCCATCCCCCGGCCCCTGGTTGGTGAACCGGTCGAGGTAGTTCAGCCCCCACGATCCGGCCGCGTCGTTCTCGCGGGCCTTCTCGACCCAGTCGCGCGGCTCGATCCACAGGGCATCCGGGAACTCCCGCGAGGCGTCGCCGCAGGCATCGCGCAGGGCGTCGGGCGTGTCCTCGATCGCGAGGCTCGCCGGGTAGCCGTCGTGCTCGGCCGGGAAGACGTCGATCAGGCGCGGGTCGATGGTCACGGCACGGCCTCCATCACCGCCGCCTCGCTCGCGGGCTGCGGCGTCACCCGGAGCACCGTCCGGCCGGCCAGGGCGACGACGGCCGGAAGCCCCGCCTTGCGGGCCGCATCCAGGGCGGAGCGATACTGCTCCGGCACCTCGCCGTCGCCGTCGGTCGTGTCGTCCTCGAGGAGCGTCGCGACAACCTTCCGCTCACGGTTGAGCCGGTTGACCGCGACGGCCACGAACGGCGGCACGCCGCCGTCGTCCTTCTCGTAGACGTAGACCGCCGCCGTCGCGGACCCGCTCGTGTCCACGCGGCCCCACTCGACGCGCGGCAGCGTCAGCAGCAAAAACCCGGCGGCGATGAAGGCGAGCGGTCTCACGACTGCGGTGCCTCCGGCTTCAGCAGCTCATGCGTCAGCTGCTCGCACACGGCCACGGCATCGGTGTGCCCCTTGTCGCGGAGTCGGGCCGCGAGGTCGATGACCAGGCGGAGGTCGTCCACCGGCGTTCGGGTCCGCCGGCCAAGCCGGCCGCGGAGCTGCTGCACACCCACCACCACGCCGTAGCCGACGAGGCCGACGGCGATCACGATCTGGGCCAGGGTCACGTAGTTCACTGGGTCTGCTCCATGTCGGCGGCCTTGTCGGCGATGAACCCCGCGAGGGCCGCACCCTGCGGAGTCTTTAGGACGGCCGCCAGGTGGCGGGCCAATTCGTCGTCGAGGCGGTTTCCGGTCCGGCTCGCGAGCCACTCCAGGGCGTCGGCGATCACCTCGGCCCGCTGGCCGTCGTCGGCGGCGGCCGACAGCCGCCGGCCGTAGCCGAGCAGGGGAGCCCATTCCACGAGCAGCCGGACGTTGTCGAGCATGTCAGGCCCTCACCATCGGAAGGAGCTTCTCGATGACGCCCGATGCGAGGGCCACGACGATCGACCGGACGGCGGGACGAATCACGATCCAGAGCGGGTAGACCGCCGCCGGGATCGCCTTGTCGGCGACGAGGTCGAACAGGCTGGCAACCGCCCCCATGGCGACGGCCTTTTTCTCCTCGCCGGTGAGCGTCTGGACCTTGTCGAGGGTCGTCACGACCATCCGGAGCAGGGCGAGGAGCAGTTCCCCGAACTCGCTCCAGGTGAGACCGTCCGCGGCCACCGCTTTCGCGGTCGCCATGAACGCCGTCAGTTTCTGGGCCAGCGTGCCATAGTCGGCAGCGGCTGCGGTTGGGGCGTTGGTGTCGACGGCCATGGGAACCTCCGTGTTACCGGCTGACGAGATACGTGACTGTGAGAACGCTCGTGAACATCCGCTTTTCGTTCATGTGTTCGGGGGCGTAGATGACCCCGTTCTCGATGCGGGTCCAGCGGGCGTCGGGGGCTGCGGCGAGCTTGCGGCGTGTCAGGAAGTCGCCGAGCTCCTGGACGAGCCCCATGAGCGGGTCGATCACGGCCGGCTCGACGCTGGCGACCTTCCGCTGCACGGCGACATCGACCGCGACCGCATTCGAGACCCTTCCGCGATCGAGGTTCGTGATGGCGCTCTCGCGCGGCACGACGGTCACGCGGACTCCGTCCATCTCCTTGAGGTCGTAGATCGGGGTGTAGGCCCGGGCGAGCGTGAACGGCATCGCGAACGTGCCCTCCTCGAGCTCGCCCATCACCGCGCCGGCCACGTCCACGATCACGCTCGACATCAGGCGGCGCCCCCGATCTGGCGGGTGTGGATCCGGATCGTCTGGCGGAACTGGTCGGAAAACCGCCAGTGCTGCTGGGAAGCCCCGATCGGGAGAACCTCGTACACGTAGGTTTCACCGCACTGGATCTCCTCGATCCGGTCGCCGACCTCGGGGAGCGTCGGCACGCCGTCGAGGGACAGGTCGGACGCCCGGACGATGTAGTCCCGTGACTCCGACCGCACGACGATGCCGTAGCCGTCGTCCTGCTGAAACTCGGTGCGCCCGATCGTCGCGTTGAGCTCGACCATCCGGTCGCCGCGCCGGTACATGACGGGGCTCGTCGCGTGCTCGTGACGCTGGGCGTCGAGCCAATCGGATGCACGGCGAAACATGTTGGTTCCCATAGTCACTGCACGCACCGCCGTCCGCAGCAGCGGCCGTAGGCCAGGAGCACGGCGGCGGGGGTTGGGGTGGTCATTGGGTGGGCTGCTCGATCGCCGCCTGGTACTCGGCCGCGGTGATCTCCTCGACGGCACCGCTGGCGATCAGTTGCGGAAGCAGCGTGGACGCTGGCTCCCATGTGGCAAACTCGTCGTTCACCGCCAGGAGCAGGCGGCCCGCGTTATCTCGCGGGGCAACGTCCGCCGGATCAAAGCAGGTAATCGTCTTTGTCTGCGGGTTGGGGTGGCCCCATGCCG